TAAGTATCACAAACATATAAGCAGAAATAGATGTGCGGAACAACATCAGAGAAAGAGAAATAAGATGAGATGATTATATGAAAGGCATTATATAGGATGAAGGTTTCGGTTCACCCCTTTTCCTGACTATATAGTGTCCATATAATATTGGAGGCAGAAAAATGGAAGAGATTAAAGGAGTATTATTAGTGGCAGGAAAAACAGTATTAGGGAATGTGTATACAAAGGAAATGATTAAAGAAACAGTAGAAAAATCTAAAGATAAACTTATTCCTTTTTATGTAGGATATAATGATAATGGACAATCAAAAGACAAGATAGGTGATGCAACAATCTTTTTTGAAAATGGTTTATTAATGTGCAAAGGAAAAATATCTGATTTAGATATCAGTAAACAAATTAAAAAGGGAGATAGTATAGGAGTCACATTACAAGTTGATTTTAAACAAGATGAAGTTGGGGAGATGAAAGTACAAAGTATAAATTATTGTGACCAACAAAAGATGGCACAAGAAGAAATGAAAATAACTGAGGTGAAAAAATGTTAAAAGCAAAAGTAAGTTGTGCAGGTTGTGGAAGAGCAATGGGAACAATAAAGGTCAAAGAGATTAAAGATGGCGAATTGGATCTTGGAGATGTTAAAAAGTTACCAGTTTGCAATTGTAGAAGTGATGGCTGGTTAGTTAAATTAGACATCGGAAAACAATGAAAGCATGTTGCTGGTGTTATATGCAGATGGAAGATGATCAAGACATCTGTATTTGGTGTGGAGGAAAATAAAATGGAAACTGAAATGGAAGAAAAATTATTTGAAAAATATAGATGTGAGTGTATTAAATGTGATTACAAAGTAACTAGTGATAAACATTGTAATACATTTAAGTGTCCAAAGTGTGGTGGAGAAATGAGGAGAGTCAGCAGGCCAGGACCTGGAAGATAGAAAATGACTAGGATATATTATGCTGAGATATTATTAAAGAATTGGTTATGTGATGCTAATCAAATATTAAAAAATGCAGGAGCGGAAGCATGTATAGCACTTTTGAAAAAAAGATTAAGTGATATTGAAGTGATGAAAGATCCGAAGAATACAGCATCTCAAATAAGATTTGAAAGAGCATTAAAGCGCAAGCAACAAAGACCTGAAGAAGAGGATGAAGAATATTTCAAACGAATGATGGGAAAACATTATGAAAGAGATTTCAAAGAAGACTCGGAGGAGTAAAATGGCACAAAAAGAAAAAGATGGGATTAGAAGGCTTAGAAATGGTAGTAAGAATATGTTTGAGTGTTTCTTTTGTGGAACACATCGTGCAAAACTTGCTGAAGGTGCTAGAAAGATAGATGATTACTTAGGAACACAAGTTGCAGAACGTGCTTTTATCTGTGAGAAGTGTGCTAAAGAGGCTGTAAATAATTTTGCAGAAGTTAAAGATGTAGCAAAAGATGCTGAACAGGTAGAATAAAAATGCAGACAAAGTATTTTTATTGCAAGAAATGTTATGCACGTAGTGGTAGCAAAGATGTAATAAGCTGCGGTGGTGGTTGGCATCCTGGATATGGAACACAAAATGATGTAATTCGTGCTAGGTGTCATTATTGTACTATTTGTAAAGCATGGATATCAGTAGATGATGTGCAACCTTGTAAAGCAGATGGGACGGATATAAATTAAAATGGCTTGTTGTATGGAATGTGGACAAGAGATGGAGTTTGTTAGTCCGCGACATATAATGAAACATGGAATCAGTGTCGAGGTATATAGAAAGAAATGGCCAAATGCAAAATTCAAAAATGATGAAGATAGATTAGATAAGCGAAAAAGAATATTAGAAATCTTAAAAGAGAATTGTATTGTTGAGAAAGAAATAAGGTGTAGGCTAAAGCAGTTTAATTATAAAAAATATATAAGCAGCGAAGACATTTATCATCTTGCTTGCAAAAAATATGGTTCAAAAAATAGTGGTATTAAAGGACCTAAAGCTGTTGGTAATATGTTGAGAGGAGTTAAATATATTGAGAGTAAGCTGGTATTATTGACTGTTCATGCACCATATAGAAATCTTACTATAAAACACATACGACAATATAGATTGTTGAAGATTGAGGAAGAATAATAAAGATTTAAATACTTTAATTAGTATGGTAATTAATATGACTAATGAATATGTGTATGTTAATAAGAATGGTAAATTAGTGAAATCCAATACACCACCAACACCACAAACTGCTGGGAGGCATTATGTCCCTGGTTGTAATAAAGGTGTAAAGGGTGTTCATCCACGACAAGATCCAAAAGATAAAATTGCAAGATATTCGATTGTAAGTGGTGGAAAAGTAAAAACATCTGCAAAAAAAGATGAACACGGATGGTTAAAAAAATTAGTTCCTGGAGGGATATTAAAATGGGTAAGAAAAACATAAATTCTGGTACACGGGATGTATTATCAGAAATGAAACCTGGTAGTGCAGATGGTTTCACATCTACGAATAATGCTAATGAAAAACAAACTTTTACTAGTCCTGGATTCTTTGGGAAGATTAAAAATAAAATTTTTGGACAAACTATTACTATGCCTACTTTTGTAGGTGATGTTACTGAAGTAAAGAGATTAAAAAGATTAAGTGAAGTAATGTTAGATACTCAAATATATACTAAAGAGCAACTAGAATTAAAATATAAACGAACACATTTATTATTCGCTGCTGTAAATAAAACATCATACTTTGTTTGTTCAACTGGTTATGCTGTTGTAGGTGATGATGGTAATCAAGCTGATATACTAAGAAAATTCTTAAAGCGTTCACAATTCAAGCGTTTAGTTACTAATCTATCTAGACATTTACAGATTTATGGAGAAGCATATTGTGAAGTTGTGTATGATAAAAAAGTTCCATTTATTCTAAAAATTATAGATCCTAAGTCAATGGATTTTATACGAGATTCTCAGAATAATATTGAGTTTGAACCTAATGGATTAATTGTGAAAGGTTATGTACAAAAAAAGACTAATGGTGCTGATACTACTTTTGATGCTAATCAAATATTACACTTTGTAATTAATCCTGTTGCAGATGAATATACAGGAACAGGAATTATTGAGCCGCTATATGCTACAGCTGAAATGCTTATGAATATTCAGCTTGGTGTAAGTGAATGGATATATCGTCATGGTTTTAGGAAATGGCATATCAAAATTGGAAGTGATAAGTTTCCAGCTACAGGATCACAATTAGATTATGAAGCAACTCAATTTCAAGATATAAATGCTAAGAAAGAATTCATAACATCACATGTATATGATATTGTAGACTTAGATAAAGACACTGGCACAGGTGCTAATTTCTTAAATTACTTTCAGCCGTATATAAATTTTATCTCTGCTACAACAGGAGTTCCTGAATCTATATTATTAGGTAAAGCAGAACACGGAAGTAAGAGTGCTAATGTTGTATTAAGTGATGACTTTAAATTATATATTGAAAGTCTGAGAAGTGAAATTGTAGAAGTTATTATGGAAGAAGTAGGTCCAATATTATTAAGTGGTGGGACTCCATCTAACGATTTTGAAGTGCTGACAGCTATTGAGTTTGAACCAATTGTTGTTATTACAGATGAAGAAAAAGGCAAGGATCAATGATATATATTTAAAACATGGGGTACTAACTCCTGATGAAGTAAGAAAAGAATTAGGATATGAACCCTTTACAGAGGAGCAAATGAGCAAATTTGTAGGACCTTTAGATTTTGGCGACGTGTTTGACAAAGAAGCAAAGAAAAAAGCAAAAGGCAAAAAGCCAAAAGAGGAATAATAATGCCACTACCTTCATTAATAGAAGTGGCAAAAGGCCTTACAGTTTCTAGGTTGCCACTTGGCGCAGGAGAAAAAAAGATAAAGAATTTAGAATTATCTACACGTAATCAATTACAATCTATTATTACTGTGACGAACAATCAAATTATTCGTTATGTAAGAAATAGAAGTGTGCAATTTAAAAAAGTATTGACACCTGAAGATGTAGATACTGCTGATGTTGATGCAATATTATCTGCTTCAGCTGCTGCTTCACGAGGAGTAATGTTTGAAGAAATTCCTGTTGTATATTATAAAGGAAAACAAACAGCAGCGTTATCACTTAACACGAGGCCAATGTTTGATTTGCCTGCAGATGTAACTGCTATAGCAAACTTAAAACGTAGAACTGGTTATTACGCAGGTGAATTAATTAGTAGTAGATATGGTAATAAAGTTAAAAATATTCTTGTCGATGGATATACATCAGCTACACCCATCGGAGAAATGATTAGAGATTTAAGAAATGCTGCATCATTAACTAAAAATGATGCAACTCGCCTTGTAAGAACAGAGTTTGTAAGAGCAAGTAATTTAGGTGTATTGCAAAGCTATACAGATAACGGTGTTAAATATATTGAATGGGTTACAACAGGAGATAATCGTGTTTGTCCAATCTGTGAAATGTTAGCATTAAGTAGTCCACACAGATTAAAAGATGCTGAACAATTTCCAACTTCACATCCAAATTGCCGCTGCACACAGCTCGCTTACTTTGGAAAAGAAAAAACAAGCGGTAAGATGAGACAAATAATTCGTGAACCTGTATCAGGAAGAACAAAAAAAGCTAGAGAGATACTAAAAGGTTTAAAAGAATAAATTTTCTTTTTCTATTTAATTATTTAAATACTTTAGTTTATGTTTTAAAAAAGATTTATAAACTTAGTTATGTAAAAATAGTATTAGAGGTAAATATAAATGCCGGCAGAATTTGAACGAATAAGAAAAGAGATTCTAAAGAGTCTTATTGCTAAATATAAAAAACAAAATGGAAAATCACCAATTGGTGATGATTTAAAGAAATTAGAATCTCGTTCTTGGGCTATTGCAACAGATATTTGGAAGAAAAGAACAGGCAAACTACCAAGTGAAAGTTCTGATAATAATATTCAATTTGATGATCATGAAATTGAACTTGCTATAAAAAAAGGTGAAAAAGAAATGAAAGAACCAAAAACAAGTGTAAATAGTATAGCAGATGTCGATTTCGCTGTTTTGGATAAGGTAACTTTTTCAGACATGAGTGAAGTATATGAAGAAGTTGATAGTGAAAAGCAATGGAAGGGTTTGAAGTTTAAGATGACATTGATGACAGAGGGAGTGCATAACGAGTTGCAGTTTAGGAAAGATGAAATACAGAACTCTACAGAGACATGGAATGAGAATATTAAAATGCGTATAGACCATAGCCGTAGTGTAAGAGATATTGTTGGTTTTATAAAAAATGTAGGATATTTAGACAATATTGAAACAGCTGAAGGATTAAAAGCTGGATGGCAAGGATGGGGATTGTGCGTAGATAAAGACATTGCACCTATGATCAAAGACGGTAGGATCGATAGTGGTAGCACTGGGTTGAGATTAAGATTTAACAAAGGAGAAAATGGACAACCAGATTTTGCTACTGATATTGTTGCACGGGAGTGGAGTCTTGTAACTGACCCTGCCGATGCTAATGCTAAAATTGTCGCTGTCGCAAACGGTGTCAAAGAAAAGCTATATGGAAATACGAAAGGTGATATGAAAATGGGAGAAGATAAAAAAGAAACTCCATCTGCAATTGCAGGTAAAGACCAAACTGTCACACACAAAGTTGAGTTTGATGTGAAGAATTCAGAAGAAGTAATCAAGAAATTGGCTGCTAATGAGAAAACAATCACTGAACTTAATGAAAAGGTTATAAGTTTGGAAAAGGAGAAAGCAGATTTATCAGAAAAGTATAAAGACTATGATGAATTAAAAACATTCAAAGAAGAGTCAGAGAAAAAAATACTATCTGATAAAGTAGAAGAGATTCTTAAACTTGAGAAAGAAGCAGGGAAACTTGAAGATTCCAAGTTAGAAGAAAGAAAAAAAGAGTTAATGGAAAAGGCAGAAAAGTATGGTGCTGATTATCTGGAAGAAGTAGTTGCAAATTTGAAAGAATTAGTTGCTGCTAAAAATTCAGATAAGCCAGTTCGTAAAACAGCTGTTAATGCAGATAAGAAAGATGAAAAAATTGCAGAAAACAGAAAGAAAGCTGTATACGAAAACTTAGGCCTTGATTATGATAAATATCATAAGAAAGAGTAGGTGAATAAGAATGACATTTGATAGACCAACAATAGAAATATTGAAAACAAGACAAGGTATACCTATGGATGCTCTTGGTACAATTACTAAAGGAATGCTTGTGCAAGGTTCCACAACTGGTGTAGTTGTTGCAACAGCTGCAAGTGATTGTTTAGGAGTAGCATTAAATGATGCAACTTCAGGAGATAAGGTTACCATTGCAAATAGTGGAGTTTATGACATTTTAGTTGAAGCAGGAATTGCAGCAGTAATTAATGTAGGAGATAGACTAAAAGTTAAAAACTCAACAACATTGGAAGCAGATTCCTCAACACCAACTGCTGATGCTGTCGCAATTGCTTTAGAGCAAAACGATAACGGTGCAGGAATGGTTGCGTCATCTGTAAGAATAAGGGTAATGTTCACAACTAAATGAGGTAGATGAAAATGACAAATGAAAAAAATATGGACTTTAGCCAAATGAAAGTTGTTGAATTACTTTCTAGTGATGATGCTGCAGAGTTAATACCTGAAGTAATCTCAAAAGTTATCTTTGAAGAAGCTACTGCAAATTTAGTTGCTGCAAATGTGTGCTTCCCACTAAAGACAACAAGTCAAGCTTTGGTAATAAATAAAGAGCAAGGCGTAACTGCTTTTGTAGTTCCAGAATGTGGAGAAATACCACAAGATCAAACAGACTACGATCAAGTTGTTATAACTCCTTATAAAATTGCTATAGCTTGTGGAATAAGCAATGAATTGATTGAAGATTCGGCTTGGGATATTATTGCAAGAAACATTAAGCAAGCAACAAGAGCTGTATCAGTAAAAATCGATACAGACATTTTGGCAGTAATAGAAACAGCTGCTGCTGCAAATACAACTGCAAACCCAGGTGGAACATTTGGTATCGATCACTTCAGTGATTTGATGGGAACACTGGAAGCTGATAACTATGCATGTACAGACATTTTAATGCATCCAAGTACTGCTGCAAAAGCAAGAAAGTTAGATGTGTTCTTAGATAAGAACAAAATGGCTGGAACATTTAGCAAGAATTTTGTTGGATCTGTATATGGTGCTAATATTTGGAAATCAACCCAAGTTACAAGCGCTACAATGTATGGAATTGACAAACCTAATTGCTGTGCTTTAGTTACAAGACGACCTATGACTACAGTTAAATTCGATGATGTTAAAAGAGACATGGTTGGATTTGCAATCACAACAAGGCTTGCGCCTGGTGTAATCAATGGAAGTGCAGTCACTAAGATGACTGGTTGTTAGGTGTTGTAAATGGCTGCAATACTTGATGCTGATTGGTCAACTTGGTATAACAAAGCAATGACTATGGACGTTCCGGATGCTTTAAGATATATGCGGGATAAAATAGACGCCAAGATAGCTGAGTAAGTAAGCTTTGCGCTTACTCACTTTTTATTTTCTTTTATGCAGGAAAAACAATGCCTAGATATGTACAACTAACATCAGGTAAAGGGATTAACAGACTTGTCTCTCAAGCTTTAGATAGAGATGGAAAACCTTGGAAAATTGAGGGAGATGAGATTAAAGAACTACCTGAAGAATGTCCTGCTGGTTTAATAAATGAATTAAGAAGAGGAATACTTACGCTTATGATAGATCCTTTTAGTACCTCTGGGGCAATTAGTTCTCAAGTTGTAATACCCCCAAATAAAAAACAACAAACGCCCCAGAAGGTAATTTTAAAAGCAGAACAAATAGTTATTAAAAAGAAAAAAGAACCTACAAAAGAAGAAAAGGAAAAATACTGGGAGAATAGAAAAAAGAAAATTATTCATAAAAAAGATGAACAATTTAAAGTTCCTGAATTAAATAAAATATCTGATGATCCAAAAGTTCAAAGACAAGTTGATAAATTATTTCAGAAAATAGGTTTCAAAAAATGACAATAGACAAAAAGGTACTTGGAACTGAAGAGAAGAATACATTAGATAACAATTTATTTAACTATATTTTGTTAGAAGATGTTTTACCTCTTGATATGACAAATTTACAAAAAGATTTTCTGCATATTTTTAGAGCACAATTTTTATACAAGATGACGATTTATAAACAGCAAGGATTTGATGTGGGTGAGTATGATGAAATTGAAAAATATGTTAAAGAGTTTAGACAAGTCCCAGAGTATCTTTGCTCTGGAAGATATGTCGAAATTAGAAAGGTGGGTAGATGATTACAACATTGTCTATTGTCGTGGTCAAGATAGTCCGTTTTCTTACTATGGTATGGACACTCAACAAAAAATTATTTATTTATATAATACAAAAACTGAAAAACAGGTTTTACAATTATTATACTCTGCATATTTGCAATATAGGAGGTGAAAGAATATGCCAAAAAATAAGAAAAAAGAAATGAAGAAAATTACATACACTGGAAATGTTGGAAGTAATTGGGTTTCTGTAGTACAACAGATTGGTTTGCTTTTAAAAGATGCTGGATTATTGATCTGGGCAATCTTAAAAGCGATAGATGCATTGATACCTATTGTTTCTAAAATATGGAAAGCAATAAAAAATCTTTTCAAGAAAAAATAAAGTTTTATAAACTTTAGACGGGATTATAATATTTACAATGATGGGAAAAGGAGGTAGAGTAGTATACACTCTCGCAAAGTTTGGAGACTCTACATCATTAAATCGTGATGTTAAGTTAGAAGAAGGTAGTAATATCACTATTACTAGGGATGATGCTAATAATTCTTTTATTATTGCTTCTACTGCATCATCTAGTTATTGGGATAGGACTGGAACAACTTTAACTCCTTATATAGCAAATGATAATGTTGATATAGGTTCTGGTGTATTTACAGGAGGAGGCATGACTATAAGTGGTGATGCTAATATAAATGGCACATTAAGTATGCATTTTAATAAGATTTTAAATTTAGCAGATCCTACTTCTGGTACAGATGCGGTAACTAAAGATTATGCTGATGCTTTAGCTTTAGGTCTTTCTTGGCAAGATGCTGTTATTAAATTTAGTACAAAAGCAGGTGCTTTGGAAATTGAAGACAATAGGTATATTGCTTCTGAAACTTCTGGTGGTTGGACAATCAATAATATTTATGAGTGGGATGGAATTTCTTGGATTGAAATTGTTGCAGTAAACTTCATGGCTTGTGCGGTAATAGATGAGGGGATAAATTACACTTATAATAGTAGCACATCTCAGTGGGTTAATTTTGGATCAACTGTTAATCATAATTCTACTTTAGGACTACAGGGCGGACAAACAGATCAGTATTATCATGCTACTGAGGCAGAACACAATAATTGGTTTATTAAAAATATAGATGATACAGATGATATAAATGAGGGTTCTACTAATTTATTTTTCACAGCTGCAAAAGTAAATGCTTTAGTTCAAAGCGCATCTTCTGATTATGTAATACAAGGAGATTGGACTTTTAATAATTTAATTACTTGTGCTAATACTCCTACTGGAGATAATCATTTAGTAAGAAAGTTATATGTTGATAGTTTATTAGAAGGATTTACTTGGAAAGAACCAGTTTTAGATAAGGATTTATCTACACCACCAACAAGTCCAAGCATTAGTGATAGATATATTATTGCAGGCACTGCAGCTAATTGGTATCATGTTGATTGGGGTTATAGACAAAAAGTAATAATAGATCATACAAAAGTCGCTGGAGATGAAAGTAATTTTCCAGTTTTGGTTGTAATTGAGGATGAATCTAATTCTTTATTTACTAACTGCCAAACTAATGGGAATGATATTTTATTTACTTCATCTGACGGACAAACAAAAATTCCACACGAAATAGAATATATAAATACTACTTCTGGTTCAAGAAAAATAGTAGCTTGGGTTAAGAGCGATTTAACTGGTAGTACTGATACAGATATTTATGTCTATTATGGAAACGCTACTTGTGGAAGTCAACAAGAAGTTAGTGATACTTGGGATAGTAATTTTTATCTAATACAACATTTAAGTGAAACTTCTGGTGCTTTCTATGATAGTACTTCTTATGATAATGATGGACTAGAAAGTGGTGGAGTTAGTTATGCTCAGACAGGAAAAATAGAACATGGAGTAACTTTTGATGGAAATAATGATGTAATAAATTTACCTTCTTCAAATGATTTAACTGGTGATAATTTGGCAAACTGTACTATGTCAGTGTGGCTTAAATACACATCAACAGGAACAGGTTATCCAATGGCTGTGAAAAGAAGTGCAGTTTCATCTACTTTAATTAGTTTTAAAATTAATCATGGTGTAGTTGGAAGTTTAGGATTTCTTACTTCTAATGACGCTGGTTCTCATACTTACATTAATGATACTGGTTCTTACAATGATGGAACTTGGCATCATTTAGTTGCTACAGTTGAAGGAGCAACAAGAAGATTATATATTGATGGATTGGAAAAAGCTAACGACAGTGATGGGATGCAAGCAGTTGTTGGCAATTCTGCTCATGCTGCAATAGGTGCTTTTAGAAGTTCAATATTTTTTGGTGGTACATTAGATGAGGCAAGGTTTTCTAGAATTAATCGATCTGCTAATTGGATTCTAACAGAATATACTAATCAGAATTCGCCTTCCACTTTTTTCTCATTAGGTTCAGAAGAGACACCAACAGCAGGTGGAGCTTGGGCAGGACATATAGATGATATAACAACATGGGACGGAATTAATTGGATTTTTGATACACCAACTCAAGGATGGACATTAATTGTATTAGATGAGAATACACAATATACTTGGAATGGTTCGTATTGGGTAACTGGAACAAGTATAGTAGCTCATAATAATACCACAGGCAAACAAGGTGGAACTACCGATGAATATTATCATTTAACATTATCACAACATACAGAATTAACTCAATGGATGAGTAGTGTAACTTTATCTAGTAGTGGTGATATGAATATAGGAGCTGGTGACTTTGTTACTACTGGCGATTTGAGTTGTGATGATATAACTTCTACTGGATCAGTGTTGGCTTCTCAATTTATTGCTAATGGAACAGGTTCTCATCCTTCTGGTATAGGAGCTTATATTGAACTGTATATGCTTGGTTCAGTTTGTCGTATTCTTCCTTATGATGGTTCAAATTATTATGATTTGGCAATAGGTGATTGGAATGGTGGTGATCCTAATATAATGCTTAAAGTTGGTGGTGCAGTAGGAATTAATGAAGGCGATCCTGAAGCTAAACTACATGTCGCTGGTGATATTATAGCACGTAAAACTTCTGGTTCCCAATTAAGTTTACAATATGATAATACAAACAAATCAGATTTTACAATCGATAATAGTGGTGATTTAACTATCACAGCTTATGGTGGAAATATAAGTTTTGGTAATGAAAATTTAACTACAACAGGTAATGTTTATGTTGGAGGAACTTTTGGATTATCATTAGGCACAACAATTACTGAAATTTCAATTGATGATACATTTGCATCCGCATCAGACGATCAATTAGTAACTGCTTTGACTATAAAAACTTATGTTGATAATGCAGTTTCAGTAGAAGATTTTTGGGACAGAACAGGTACAACAATAACACAAAAAAATACTGGTGATAATCTTTTATTAGCTGCATCTGGAAATTTTGAGATACAAGATGATAATACAACACCTATAATAGTATTTTTAATTAATGGTGCAACAGGGAATACTTATATTGGAGGGACATTTCAACTTCCAACTGGTACTACTGTAAACGAAATTTCAACTGATACAACTTTTGTTTCTGCGTCAGACGATCAATTAGCAACAGCATTAGCAATAAAAACTTATGTTGATGCATCTGCGACAGCTCAAGATTTAGACTTTGCAGGAGATACTGGAACTGGTGTAGTTGATTTAGATTCTCAAATATTTACAATAGCTGGTACAGCAAATAGAATAAGTACAAGTGCATCTAATCAAACAATAACATTAACTCTTCCACAAGATATTCATACAGGGGCTTCTCCTACTTTTGCTGGTTTAACATTGTCAGGATTCGCAGGAGTTGTACAAACAGTAGCAGGTGTTTTATCGGCATCAACAGCATTGGCAGATGGAACAACAGGAACAACTCAAGCTTCATCAGATAATTCTACAAAGGTTGCTACAACTGCTTATGTTGATAGTGCAGTATTAGTTGAAGATTTATGGGATAGAAGTGGAACAACAATATCACAAAAAACAGGTGGAGATAATTTATATATTTATGATGCAAGTGCTACTCCAGTTACAATGTTTTCAGTTTCTGGAACTACAGGAAATATTTATGCAGCTGGTGATTTAAATATTGATGGAGATATATATGTTTATGATGCTGTAAATGATGGAAATCCTTTTATTGCTATCGGTTCAAGTTCTATTGAAGCATTAACAATAAAAGTAGCTTACGATACTGGTACTCAATTAGTAAATTATGTACAATTTAAAACTAAAACAGAAGGAGCTGGTGCTCATAAAGGACAGTATTTCTTTTATGTCGATGATAAGAATATTTTACAAATCACTGATGCAGGATTGACAATGCGTGGAAGTACAGAAGGAGCTTTGTTACAACTTATTAATCCAGACACTACCGTATCTTCTATGGATTTAGCTGGTAGTATTTCCTACTTTGCTTATAACGATGCTGGAACACCTGTCTTAAAACAATTCAGTACAACTTATGGTCAAGTGGTAGATAATACTGCTGGTGCTGAATATGGAATGTATGGAATAAGAATAATGTCTAATGGCACAAT